CTCCAGGAGCATCTAAAACAACTGGTTTATAGACGGAAGATCCAACAGTATGGAAAGATGGAATAGAACCGCGTTGTTCAATAACAAATTGAGTTACATTTTTGTTCGAAAAACGTATAAGTTCATTATTGATTAAAATCTCACCAGTTTTTTGCCATCCAATTGTTGAGAATACATCTATTCTTTTTCCAACGCCACTTGCCAAAAGCAAATCTTTTTCTAATCTGGTTTTTGTAGATACTGAAAATAGTCCATTGACTGTTTCTGGAGCAAGAACAATATTCCAGATCTGCTCGTTATCTACTGTTCCTTCAGCAAAAACATTATCTATAGTTGCAGATGCATAACCATATTCATCGGATGCTGATTGAACAACCGACTTTCCGATTAAAGATTTTGGATCTCCAGAAATTACTTTAACCTTTAAAGCATAGATGTTAATCCAATCGGATTCTGAAGATTTGTAAGTAAAATCTCTTGGGTTATATACAGATGGTTTATCATTAGAAATGAGAGTATTAAAAATGAATTTAATACTGGATTCTGTTCCTTTTGATTTGTAAAACTTTTTAATATTTTTGATGAGAGTTCTCTTATCGATCTCTCCCTTCAAATATTTTTCTGGAAATGCTCCAAGATATTGTGCCTCAAAACTCTTGATTAAACCGTATAAAAATAAATTGCTGACATTAACAACAATGTCACTTGTTCCATGTGCTGCAGCATCACTTGTTACAAAGACACTCTTTTCGTAAATATCACCAAGCTGAGTGTTTGCACTGACACCTCTGGAACACTCGGTTAATGTATTGCCGTTCTTCTCCGCATAAAAAATAATTTCATCGCCAATTTGCAAGAAACCATTTTTTTCTGGAAATCCCGATGCATCATCGAGAACGATTGTTGTATCAGATGCCGTAATAGAACTTGTTAAGTTTGTATATTGATTGAGAATGCTCTTCTCGTAGAAATCAATATTTGCATACTTGTCTAAATTTAAAGCAATATCAAGAGCCTGCCCCTGCGCTTCTTGTTGCTCATAGTACTTCTGAACGAACTTACTAAAGAGTTCATATTCAGAACTAATGAAACTAGGAAGCTGCGACTCAATTAGAGTTGAAATTTTCTTAGTCTTGACTGCCATTTAATTACTCTTTGTACGCAATAAAACTACTATTTGCTACATCTACATCAAGATAAACCTCACGACTTACCTTGATATCATTTGAAGCAGGTTTGACTCTAACTGAGATTCTATTATCAAAGAAACTACCTTTTATGATAGTCAGATTATACATTTTAAGTTCGCCATTTTCATAATCGATATCGCCAACTTCTTTGTCCAGAACGACTTTATCACCAGTTATTGCATCTATTCTATATAGAATGATTTTACCATCCCTATCTTCGAGATAGACATCAAATAACGGATATTCAGTAACTCTAAACCCAGTGGTGGATAGAGTTGGTCCATCGCAATCCTTATCAAAAGCATTCTGGAAACATATCTCATAATAGTAAGTGGAGTTTAGTTGAGGATAGAAATCTTTCCTCATAAAAACTTGTGTTAGGTTAGAATTGATAGTTTTATCTGCGTCGTCAATAACACCAATTGCTTTACTGTATCTAAAGGTTCCATTGAACTTTTCTGTGCCAGACAGATTAATATACTGCTGGAAAGCACCAATTACTTGGTCTCTAATTTGTGCAGGAGTTTTACTTGTTTTGCCACCATCATAGAAAATCTTACTTTGCAACTCAACAAATAAGATAGAAGGATCGATCAATACAGGTTCTACTGATGCAATCGCATATTTTTTTATCTCAGCAACAATTTCCTTCTTTGTGAATGATGTAAGATAAGATGCATCAGATGGCTTGACAGCAATAAAAACTTTTCCATACATGGGTGGATTTTGTTCTTCTCCACCAAATGTAATAATATCACTGACTGCTGGATAAATCTTTCTTACAATTGCTGCATAATCATTTGATGTTACTGCGCGATCTTGAGCACCAAATAACTTTGGAGCATTAAATTTAATTTTTTCTACACTCTCAATGTCTTCTCCACCAGAAGAAGCAACAATGTTATTGATTGTCGTTGTAAAAGCATTAGGAGAGGTGCCTGTGGGAGTCTCCAAGACGCCAGAAAATACAAACGTGCCTACTCCATTAGATGCTGGACCAGAGGTTACTAGATAGGTCACTTCGATGCGAGTGTTGTTTTCTAGATTTCTACCCAAAACTCCATCACCAAAAATTAATTCGTATCTCTCATCTTCAATCTCATTCAAAAAGAAAATCTTTGATAGACCATCGACATTGAGAATATTATCAGATCTCAGATAAGGTTCGTTGAATGATCCTCCACCAGGATAAACTCTCACTTCAATGGTGTTGGTATCAATCGATTGGTTATCTAGGATAAACTTTTGACTCTTTAATGCAGTATTGACAGTAAAATTGTTTGTTACAAAAGTTCCTTCTTTTAATTTTACGTTGTCAAATACTGCGATGTTATTTGATACTTGAGCCTTAATATCAACTGGAGTTATGTAAGAATACAATGTGTTCTCATATGAACTAATAAATCCAGTTCCTTTCTTAAGAATTAGTTCTGTGTCTGTTGTTGGATTGGTGTAATTAACAGCAAAACTAACGTAAGCAGTTGGAGATGTAATTGATTTAGGAGTATAACCTAACTGCTTGGCAAGCGATACCACATTATCTCGTAGCGTTGCACTGTCAATGAATAACTCATTGACAACCATGTTGGTATTGAATGCCGTATAATACGTATTATACGCAAGAACATCAATAAGGTTACTTAATACAGAACCTTCAAAATCATAATCAGTGAAATCTGTCTGTGCTCTCAAATATTCTTTGAGTGCAATCTTGATTTCTTCAAAATCTAAATTGGCAACCTGTGCGTAAGGCATTTATCGAGTTCTCTCTAGGAAAAATTCTACTGCCACAGGTGTATCTTGTCTGCCAACAATACTATAAGAAAGTTCAACTTGAAATCCATTTTCATCAGAATCTGGATATGCTAGCACACTCAAAACAGAAATTCTTGGTTCGTATCTTTCGAGTACTTCTCTAACTTCTAAAGAAATCAAAGCAGCAGTTGCATTATCTAAAGGTTCAAATAATAGATTCAAAAGACGCGAACCAAGATTCGGTTGAAACATGCGCTCACCAATACGAGTAAAAAGCAAATTCTGAATTGCTTGAGCAATTGCAGCTTTATCTTTTACAACGATTAGATCGTCAGTAACAGGATGCTTTTTAAACGTGACGCTTAGATCTTTAAACGTCTGAAATGATGGCATTAGGAGATAAACTGAGGCTAGTATTATTTATTCACTCGTGCCAACGTTCTACAAAGTCATCAAAACCACCAGCACCCCCACAAGGACGCTCATAACGATCCTCTGGAAGTGGATAGAGTTCTTCTTTCTTCTTTAGTTTTTTATATGCCTTAAGATGTTTCTCACTATCTGTCTCTGTGATTAGAGTCATACCTTCATCAATAAATTCTTTACTTTTATCGACTGGATATAGTCCCATTGTTTTTGCTCCTTAAAAGATCTATGATAGAACTTTTTTCGGGGTTGCTATCCCGTTCGGAGATGTCGGCGCTCTATTCAACCCTTACCTTGACCACGATAACGCTTCTTACGACCATTACGTGAGCTTGCACCAAGATGTGTATTTTGAGAACGACCTTGACGGGTCTTTTTCGGTGCTCCCTCGGTGTAACCAGTTTTGACTAGACCAACTTTTGATTTTGCTGCCATAAGATTTAAATAGGATTTGTACCAATAATTATTGTAGGATATTCCGATGGTGCTGTCAAGTCTTTGATCGGTCTGATAGGAGGCACCGTGGTGGGAAGACTTGACATCCCATCACCTGCCACTGTTACTAAATTGCCCTCAAAAAACACCCGAGTATTTTGCACGGCAGTTATTGTAGGTCTTTTAATTGATGGCGGCGTGGGAATATTGGGAGGAACTGGATTGGTCCCAGGAACGTCTGGATGGGACCCAGAAGACTCTGCAACGTTCATGATCTTCATATTGACTTGCAAAGTATCTGGCTGCCCTTCCTCGCCTGCTGAGGGGTTTGGAACAGAGGTTTTGATTGTTTCTAATTCTTTCTGCACACCTTGTATAACCAGTGGAGGAAAGATTGTTGTGCCGATAACTGAGACAGTATCATCCATTAATGGATTGACAATTTTTCCAGATCCCATCAGACTGTTCTTGCAAGTTTTGTTAGATCTTGTTTCAGACCTTCTATATTATTATGTAGATAATCTAGAG